GAATGGCTGGTCGATTAAACCTCGCCGTCACTGGTGCTCAGGACCAATGGCTTACCGGAGAACCCGATTTTTCATATTTCCTGATGAATTTTAAAAGACACACCAAATTTTCAATAGAGGCTTTAGAAACGCCTTTTGATGGTACTATCGATTTCGATACGTCCATAAAATGTAAAATACCTTCGAAAAAAGGTGATCTTATTCGAAGTATGATGCTTAAATTTACATTACCACAACCTACAGGTACAAAAACATCTTCGAACCATGATATTCGTTATGTTAAATCTATAGGAGCACATATAATAGATCACGCAGATTTACTTATAGGTGGTCAGGTTATCGAACGCATAACAGGTGATTATATTTACATGTATAACCAATTACACCATAACGGTGACGATATAGACCAAACACTCTATTTCTTAACAGGTCATAACCAATACATAGCCGTAAGTTACGATTGGGATTATAGTGTAATGTTACCATTTTACTTTTTTAGACACCCAAGTTTGGCTATACCCGTATGCGCACTTACAAAACAAAATGTTGAGGTTCAAATTAAATTCAAAAAGTTAAGCGATGTTACACTCCAATTCTATACCGGTGATACACCAAATGAAAGCGCTCCACCTTCAGATATATCTGCAAGTTTGAAAAAAGTATCACTTGTTACGGATTTCTTCTTCGTTTCCGACGATGAAAAAAATTTCTTATTATCACGACCAATTGAATATGTTATAACACAGGTTCAAATGTCAAAGTTTAGAATGGATGTATCCCAAACTAAAAAAGCCGTAATGTTAAACTTTAAACACCCCGTAAAAGAACTGTTTTTCGTAGCATACCCGAATATAAACCTTATGGGGTACGTATTACTCAAAAACGTAAAATTAAAGTTTAATAACCAGGAAATATTAAACACGGATTATAATTCGCCGCACACACAAGCTCTAAGAAAATACACAGGGTACCCTGATAAATTCGATATACACAGTTTTTCCCTGACCCCCGAAACGTATTATCCAACGGGTCAGGTTAATTTTAGTCGCATAGCACACCAATGGTGTGAAATAACCATAGATCGCCAAAACAATGCCAATGAAACAAAAGTTTTTGTATACGCAGTAAACTATAACGTTTTACGTATCGAAAGCGGACTTGGTGGTTTAAAATTTTAGTGAGTTATAATAGTAATGGCCGGTCGTGTTCAATTAGAAACATCAGGTCCACAGGACATCTTTTTTACGGACGATCCCGAATATACGTATTTCGTAAAAAATTTTCAAAAACATGCAAACTTTGCATCATTTACAAGAGATTTAGACGTTGAAGGTGAAATTGAATTTGATAATACAATAAGGTGTACTATACCACAAGATCAGGGTGATCTTCTTAAAACGGTAAGTTTAAAGTTTGAATTATCTAGTATACAACAGGATTTGGTAAGTGGTATGGAAGGCATAGGATACGTCGAGTCTATAGGACATGCTATTATTGAATATGCCGAAATATTAATTGGAGGAGAGGTTATTCAACGCATACCAAGTGATTTCTTAGCCATATACTCCGATAATTACGTCACACAAACAAAACAAAATTGTTTAAAAGAACTCGTTGGTAAACCTCCCGATGAAAAATCTGGTACATATGTTCATAAAAAAGAAATAGCAGGATATTTAGGTCTCGCTACATTTAACACGAACTATTTTGTTGACATACCCTTTTATTTCTATAATAATCCGGAACTTGCTATTCCTATTTGTGCTATAGATAAACAGGAAGTTGAAATTATTATTAAACTTAGAAAACGTAGTGATTGTGTATGGGGTTATGATACGACAGATTCCGATAACGAAAATGAAATTTTTTATTTAGCAGATTTTGTAACAACAAAGGGTCTCATTAAAGACATGAAAATAACTGCCGAAATGGTATCTTTGAATAAGGAAGAAAGGAAAAAACTTAAATCTGAAAAAATAGATTATATAATTACACAAATTCAGGAAAATAAAGATATAATACCACAGGATTCAAGTGTATCCAGTTTAGTAAATACCACACACAGACTTAATTTTAAAAACCCCGTAAAGGAACTTTTTTTTATAATTCAAAAAATAAAGAAAATTTCCGGTGGTCACTTTTGTACCGTCTTTGATTACGATTCAAGATGGATACTATTTGGTGACAAATATGTAAATATGGAACATTTACAAGACCTTACTTTAACACTGGACAATTCTGAAATTATTGATAAACAAGTAGGAAACGTTATAAACTTACGTGCAGTACAAAGTGGTATACACCATTCACGAACACAACTCTTTAGACGGTACTATTCATATAGTTTTGCTTTAGAACCCGAACGTTGGTATCCTACCGGTCAAGTAAACTTTAGCATGATTAAAGATCAAATACTTAAACTTACAACAACACCAGATAATACATGTAGTAGAGAACTTAGAGTTTTGGCGCATAGTTATAACATACTCCGAGTGGAGAACGGTACAGCTAAAACACTATTTTAATAAAAATGAATTTACAAGAAAAAGAAGCAAATATAAACATTATAGAGAAATTACAAGAATCTGCTCTAAACATTATACAACCCGTCATGGAACGTTCCATGACACTTGCAGCGGAATACGCAGATGCGTGTGGGAGAAACGTTATATTAAGTGAAGATATGGAATACGCAATGAAATATTGCGCAATGAATGAAGTCGGTAAAAAAATAGGATCACTTTTTCCAGAAATTTACGATGAATCAGAAAGTGATGAAGAAGACATCGAAGTAATAAATGAAGAAGATGAAGATATTAAATTTGAAAGGTACTCAGGTAGACAGTACAAATACGTTAAAATGAATATGGCATATGATTCTTGGGATACGTGGGTGCCGAAAAATACAACAGAACAGATCTTAAAAAATGCTATAGATAGTAATGAACACATCAGGTCCTCAGGGATGGAAAACATCGGCGAGTGAGTGTGAATATTTTAAAATATCAGACGATATAAGCTCAGATAATGAAAAAGATTCTGACTCTGATAATGATACCGAAACCGAATCAGAATCATCATCAGGGTATAATTCAGGTAAAGAAGAAAAACCAAGAATGTTAAAAGGGTACATTAAAAATACTAAAAAGTATAGAAAAATTTTATTCGAAGACGATTTACTCCCAGAATAAAATCTGTATTTATAGTATAAAAAAAATGTCTGCCGCTGCCGCTCAACAAGCTATTACACTCGTCGCCTCGGAACTCGAGTCGCAATCTCTTAATGCTATCGTCGCTGGATTTTCCTTCGCCGCCGCCCTCTCGTGGGTTGACTTGGTCAGGTGGTTGGTCAACCAAGTGATCAAAGTTAACAAGAACGGTGGTATGAACTACACTCTCACTGCCTTGCTCACGACCCTCTTGTCCATCCTCGTCTTTATGATTACTTCCAGATTGTCCTCCAAGGTCAGCAAGCCAGCCGCTCCAGTCTTCGCGGTTACTAAGTAAGTTCAAGTCTCTTTGGTTTTTTAATAACTAAAAGTAGAAATAAACCTACTGCAACTACCATAAATATAGGTATAAAAGCATCCCAGCTATGCACATCCTCACTAAACTCAGAGGGGATTTCCATAGGTGCAGGTAAACTTTCAAATCGTTTAGATCTAGACACAGTTGCCATTTTATCAGTCGAACATGTCACGGCTAATTTCAGTATATGATTTGCATTTCTAAAATCGTACGGTATAAGACGATTATTACTACTATAATAGAATTGAACACGTAAACTCGATATTGTTTTTTGCGTCCCACTATCGAAATTATGTTCGACTGTATCGTCAACACCAGAATAGTTAATCACGTCACCACACATGAGTATTCGTCCAGTATAGAAAGGCGAATCTGAAAAAACAGTCTTTTTAAATTCATCAGACCCACTACTCAGTTTTACTATAATGGCATCCGCACCCTGTAAATTAATACTCCCCGTTACAAGAGTCTTAGAAGTAGATGAAACATCTGATGCAGGTAAACCAAGTATATCGTGAGGTGTAGTATAAGTATTATCACTCACATTACTATACCCATTCGTACCCGTATAAAACTTAAACGTAAAATCATATGTATTTGTACCGTCTACAAATGTAATAGCATTTGTATCTTTATCAAACGTAGCACCCGAAATAACCGTAGGAGTAAATGCAGCGTTTATTTTAGTCTTAACTTCAGTAGCAAGTTCCTGACCACTATAATTACCAATTGCCAAAGTTATTGTTTTAGTACCAGATATACCAGTAACATCTACATCCATCTTATTATTCCTTTCATGTATGAGAAACTGACTATTATGTATACGTGCTGATATCATTGAAATCTTAGTAACGTCATAAATAGGATTCTTTAAAGTGACAACATAATCTGCAGGATCTGGATATGAAACAGGGTTCCTTTCACCGCTATCTATGTCTAAGGTATATACCTTCATTAAAATATAGGAGTATTATTTTAATGAGTGTTTTACTTAATTTAAATATTTACGAAAGACTATGTGCCAATGGATTATTTGAAAGTTGACGTTTTGGTAAATCTAATGCATCCTGGGTAGCATTAGGGTTAATATTACCCTTATACGCATTAAATTGATGATAATCAGCGTTTCTATATTGTTGTGTCCATCCACCATTAGCCGCATTAACTCGACCATCTATACGCGATGTATCCGAACGAACACCCGTTAACATACCAGATTGGTTCAATGGATCGGCACGAACATTCATTCGACCTGCACCCGCTGGACGACCGGCTTTACCTCTTCTATCGGCGGTTGGTCTAAAACCAAACTTCATAAGTTCATCGGCCGTATGAGAATCACCATACACCCTACTTTCACCAATCTTAATTGCAGGCGAATTCAAATACCCGTGTGTATATTTGTTAATATTTGGTGCTGGCATGTTATTATACTGATACGCTTCAATGTTGCCATCCTTCTTATTACGTGTTGGTTCTGCAGCACGAGTTAAAGCAGAAACAGCTCTTTTTGGTGCAGCGGTACTAAGAGTATCAGTTCTGAGACCCGTTTCAGAACGGTTCGTCGTACGTTTTGTTTTTTCGTGTTCTCCTCTTGGTACTACACCCGAAAAACCTTGAGCACGACCACCTGTTGGTGGACGACGGTCCAAGAGAAAGGACGTTGTTTCTGGTTTATTATGACCAAGTTCACCTACAATCCCTCTACGTCCACCCTTAAGGTCAAATGCAGGACCACTTCTTCCTGGAAGTGTAGTTAATTTATAAGCACCGACATTAATTGGATTAACTCTAAAAAGTTGTTGATGACCACCTACTGCTGGAGTATTTGGATCAACACCCAAACCTGGACCAACGTTTTGGCGTTCAACTGGTGAAAGATTATTCATTATCCCTCCATCATACATAATTCGATCTCTCATTTCTACAACTTCTGCACCAGACGTTCCTCTATTTGGTGCAACGTCACCAAAAGACGGTAATTCATGTTTCAATGTGTATTCTTGTTCAACTAAAGGTGAAGCTTCCCCGAGATAAGTATCTCTAATCGTAATATCTCTATCACTAAATTCATTGGTTTCGATTACTGGTTGACTTTCAATTTCACTTGATTCAACATACGTTTCAACTGGTTTGCTTAATTTACGACCAGCGTAAACAAGCCCTGCTATAGCCATTAAGGATATGGGGTCAGCCATTCTTATTTCTTATTAAGATTTTTATTAAGATACCTTTGCTGAAACAAACCATTTTGAAGTTCGGCACGGGTACTCGAAGGTTCGTATGATCGTGTTCTAAGTGGGACTTTGCATGCAACATTTTGAAGTGGGTGTAAATTTTGTTCGTATGTTCTCGCTAAAACTTTATTAAATCTAGATGTAGATTGTGGTCTAAGAGCATCACTTGCTTCTATATATTCTGCTGGTGACCCTTTACCTGCCATGTACGGAGCAGTTCCATACAACATCGTATTTGGTCTCGAAGACCCATAGTTTAATGTACTGGGCTGAGGATACACAAAGACTTCTTCATCTGCACAAACTGTTGGTACAGCTTTATCATTGACAATTTTTAATCCTGGTTGGAGTTGATACGCCATTTACTATTACATAAGATTTTGTTTAAGCAAATCGAGTACCTACTATCTATTTATTATTGATTATATTCTATCTTCTATCACCGGTTGGTTGTAGACCAGCAAACGCTTCGAGTTGAACACCACGTGCATCTGGATTACATAATCGTGGATCTTGTCTACAAGTATCTTTACCCTGTTTACCATGTAAGAATTCATAGTATGGATCATTTCCTAGGGATGAATTCGCAGTGCTTACAAATTGTCTCGAACAAGCATTTCTTTGGTATTCTGGCAAAGATGATCGCGAACGCGCTGGACCATATTCAATACCCTTTGTTGTGAAAAAATCACTCGATTTCTTAACCGTTGAATATTCACACGCACTTGGTCTATCCGGTCTATCGTTAAAATCAGTCATTAATACATTACCCATGGGATTGTCTTCAGTTGGTAAAGTACACGGTCTTTTGGGTTTTTCATGAGCCGTTTTCGCATTAATATGTTTTATCATATCCGATCTTTCCATTACATAAAGAACCCCTAAAGCTGTACCTCCTAATACAAAAATACGTATATCGCGGTTAATGAGATATAATATACAAGTCGCATAAATAATAAATCTTGCAGTTGCATTAACACGCTCCTCTGGTGTGAGCGAATTCGATGGCCAAAATTCTAAAACTTTATCTGTTCGAATGAGTTGTTTTGGATCTTCAAACCAAGACGTCATTATTTATATATAGTGAGTTTATTTTTTACCGCCTAACATGCCTCCTAACATGCCCTGCATGGTTTTCATGAGCGCAGCCTCGTCAATATTTCCATCACCACCTTCACCTGAACCCAACTTATCTGCACACTCCTTTGCAACGTTTTCAATAACGGAAAGAGTTTCTGCTGGAATGGATTTAATAGTTGTACCTAACATGTATAAAGTTTGTACATATTGCCAAATAGCATTCTTAGTGTTTTCAGAACACGTATCCCAATGCGATTGAATATTAACATCTTTTAAAAAATCCATATTTTTAGATTCATTTATGAAAAAAGTATCATCTCTAGATGAAATTTTATCCGCGTACGGAGTTACACTTTTCATAAAACCGTCAACGACCAATCTAGGATTAGTCTCTTTCATTAAATCGAACGCCGATAAACACTTTTTTAACCCCTTTTCTTCTGGAAACGTCTTGTGCAATTCCACAAGAAATTGACCCATCATTTCATTGAATGCATTAACAGAAGCCATTTTATTGTGTATAATATATGTTTGATATCTTTAAGTTAGAAAATTAAAATGGTTCTGAACTAATAGTCTCTTTCTTACCTAACCCATTTGAAACGATAAAAAATACTAGAATAGCAACAAGCGCAGCTGGTTTAGTATATGCGCTAAGTACTAACTTACCTTCATTATTAAGTTTTGCTTTAAAGTGAACATACCCTGCAGTAATAAAACCAGCAATTATTGCTGCCCAAGCAGGGTCTCTCAGATAGTCTTCAAACTCCATTTACTTATACATGATGTTTTTTTGACGAGCTTCGGCTGCATCTGGAAAAAAGACACCGTCTTCTTCTCCTTGTCCTTGTTGTGCCTGAGGTGTAGAAGACGTATTAATAGTTTTGAACTCATTATTCATAAAAGATTCATTTGTCTGTTCCGGTATTTGTGGTGCCTGTATCGATTCAATTTGTGGCTCCTCTTGAATTTCTTCTGTAGTTTCCATCATTGGTTCCTGTATAGGAACTTCTTCTTCCATAACAGGTTCTGTAGACTGAAAATCTTGAGTTTCCGGGTTAAACGGATCCGATTCGATTTCTTCATCTCCACCCTCTATAAGTTCAGGGTCTTCAGAATCACCGACCTCGGCATCACCTACATCAAGGTCTTGCCCTTCCTGTTGTTGTGACATGTATGTCTGTAATATTTGTTGAACAGGTATAAGTTCCTTTACTGCATTTTCTACACATATCGAAAAACGTTCATATAATTTATCGTTTCTAGCATGTTCATTTTGTGTTTCATGATAAATATAAGGATCGTTATAGAGCGATTCCGCAACTTTATTATAACACATTTGTATAAAAACTTCATTGGTAGGGAGTTTAAGTGAAATTTTTTTATTATCTTTACTCAATCTTACCGCTGATAAAATCTTAACACAACTCACAAACACTGCCGCTAATAAATCATTAAACCATGCACATCTATTTGCAATATTATCCGTATGTTGTTTCGACATTGAATCGCTCCAATTTGGAACTTCTTTAAGAAGTTTTTGATACATGATAAGTACCTTTCTTCCCTTTGATAATTTATACGCTTCATCATACATTTCTTCAAAAGTCTCAATCATAACTGGACACATCAATAAACAAAGTTGGCCAAGGTATTCTCGCTTAGCTTCTACTAATATGTTAAGGTTATCCATTTATGATAAAGTGGGTTTTTTTATAAGACATTATTTTCGCGCTCCCCTGTATTTATTAGCCGTTTTTTTAAGATTTATAAGCGTTGGAAAATCTTCCATGTCTTCTTCTTCTGGTTTTTCTTCTTTTTCTACTCGTCTAATTCGCCACGATATACATAGTTCAAATTCACCAACACGTTGAACAGTAAACCCCCCTATTTGAAATTGTCTAATTAAATATTCCATGGCTTTTATCCTGTCAAAATGAGGATATCCCATAACAAACGATGGAACTTGTACGAAAACGTATTTGTGACCTAATTCAACGGATTGACGTATTTTTTTAGATATTTGTTCATACATTTTAATGTACGTTTCCTTTTTCAAACGTTTACGTTTATCAGCTATTTTAGATATTTCATTTATACTGATCATTACAATACCATTGAATTATTTTTTATTAATTATTACTCACTACTGTTAAATTTTCATATTTCCATACATTTCTTCTGAACTTAATATTTCTTTTTGGACAAGTAAATTTGTATTATTTTTCAAAAAATCAATTTCACTTTCTCTCACAAGCGTATAATCTACAAACTCACTTTTTGGTATATCATTCGTAAACATGTCTATATTTGAAGGTATCTTTACATGTATGGGTTGTGTACGTAAACTCAAAATAACAACAACTGGTTTTTCATTAACCATTTCCTTTTTTTCATTTTGAAGTTGGTTATACTTTTTCTTAAACTTTTTTAATCTCGAATCTTCAAGTTCCGTTCTTAATGTTTTTGTTTCCATTTTTTGTATATATTCCAAAAGGTCATTTTCCATTTCAACGACGTTTTCATCGTCAAATTCTTTAATCTCATATCTTGGACCCATATTAACAATACGTATTATAGCGGAAACAGCAAATCCAAAATCAAATCCTTTATTACCATGCTTAACCACCATGAACATACACTTACACACTTTACCGGGTTTTTCTGGATCCGTACTTTTATAAATATTAGCTGATATGGTTTCTATTATATACGTACATAACCCCGTTCTTTTTGAAACTTGATCATTTGTTTGTATAATCATTTCCTGTATGAGATCATGTGTAATAGGTAAATCTGTTTTTTCATAATTTGTTAATTCAAACTCATCATCGTTTATATCAGATGTAGGATTATCTCTATACATTTCCGTCCTGGATAGTGATAATATAACGAACAGTACCAGTAAAATAAAAACAATTTTGTTCATCATCTTAATATTAAACTTTATTTTATTTATTTTTAATTTTGATTTACCCCTTTAGGAGCATCTTTTTTGGTTTTTTTCATGAAACTTACTGACGCGTATGAGAGAACATAAAACATGTTTTCATACATGATTTCATGACATGGAATAAAAAAATGTAAAAAAAGTCCAAATTCGTGTAGTTAAGGGGGTAAATCATTTTTGTCATGAAAAATCGCGATTTATTTTTTGCAAAAAACATTTGTTTTACCCCTTTAGGTGCACGAATTTCGGGTTTTTTGACAAAAAAAATAATCGCAAGAATTAGCCCTAAAAAAATTTAAAATCGGTCTTTTTTGCCATTTTTCATTTGTTTTACCCCTTTAGGTACACGAATTTCGGTTTTTTTGAAAAAAAAAATAATCGATTTTTGATTTACCCCCTTAGGAGCATCTTTTTCGGGTTTTTTTCATGAAACTTACTGTCGCGTATGAGAGAACAAAAAACATGTTTTCATACATGATTTCATGACATGGAATAAAAAAATGTAAAAAAAGTCCAAATTCGTGCACTTAAGGGGGTAAATCATTTTTGTGATTTTATCACAAATTTATTTTAAAATATTATCTTAAATATGTCTTTGTTAATATACAGTCCTCAGTGTAGCCACAGTTTAGATGTTATTCAGTATATAAACAAACATGAAAATTTAAAACAAATTGTTTCATATCACAATATTAATAAACTAGGTATACCTCCACAATTTAAAAATAAAATATCCCGAGTACCTACCATGCTCACAAAAAATGGTAAAATTTTGGTAGGTAACGAAATAAAAAATTGGCTCCAGTCTCTCTTACCAACCCAGGAAATTGAAATGGCTGGGTTCGGATCATGTTCCATGACATCACTAGATGGTAATGAAGGTAATTATGAAATGTTTGGTTTAGATGATTATGGTACATCATTACAACCACCTATGACACCAGAACTCGAGGAAAAAATTAGTAAAAGTGTAAACGATGCATTTAATGCACAATCTAAACAATAATTAAAGAAATAGAACAAAAAATATGTAAATGAAGTTGGCAACAGTTCAAGCTTCTGCTATAAAAGCAACTTTTGAAGTTCTTAAGGATATACTTAACGATGTTAATATATACTTTAAACCAGATGGTATGTATATAGTAACACTTGATACAGCCCGTACATCTCTCGTAGACATGTATTTATCATCAGACAACTTCGAAGAATATACTTGTGAAAATGAAATAGTAGCTGGAATAAACGTATCAAATACGTTCAAACTTCTTAAATCAATATCAAATAGTGATGTACTCGTTATTAATATAAATTCAAAAGAATTCATGGATATTGAAATATTTAGTGAAGTTAAAAAAACATCTACTAAATTTGCACTTAAACTTCTTGATATAAATGAAAATCAAATTGAAGTCCCTGATATGAAAATGACTACAATAACACCGATGTTGTCTGCGGATTTCCAAAGAATATGTAGGGATATGTATAATATTGGTAATGATATAGAAATAACAAGAGAAGGTACGAAATTAAAATTATATTGTAAAGGTGATTTTGCAAATCAGGAAACAGAGATTGAATGTACGGAAGAAAGTCCTGTTATGTCAGGTATTTATTCACTTCGGTACATGAACATATTTACTAAAGCTACGAGCATGTGCTCAACGGTTCAAATAATGCAGGAAGAACAAAATAGATTTCTTATACTTAAATATAACGTTGCAAATCTAGGTGAACTTAAATTTTACCTTGCAACTAAGGTATCCGAAGATCTGTGATATAATCATGTTCCGTGCTAATAGTTTTAGTCATTCCTAGTGCATTTTTTAATTTAATTGTTGGTAATTCTTGTTGAAGTGTTTCTGTATCATAATATAACATGTCGCTTATTTTTACTTTTTGATTGTGAAAATCACCTCGAGGGCCTGCGTAACGTTTTATTTTATTTAGTAAATCCTTTACGGGTTTATCATCCGAATCGAGCAAATGTGCACTAACGATTGGTATGTTAAACATTATACCTGGGATATATTCTGGTGGCCATTGGTGATCCATATCGTATGTTAAAAATTTATACATTTTATCGTTACACC